GTCACCTTCTGATTTCAAGTACCAGCGGTAGTCACCGTTACCCAAGTTAATCCAACCGATGTTGGTAGCTTGAGAACCAGTCACGCTGTATACTTCCTTCATAATCATAAAAGGATTCGTGCGCTTAGTAATACCGCTTTCAATGAATTCTCCTGGTTGGTCAGAACCTTGTGAGTACAAGTTACCGATAACAGGAACAGAAGCTGAAGCGTTCAATGAAGCAGCAGAGAAACCGTCAGAGCTTAGTGCAGTAAGAGTGATAGCAGCACTTGAGATACCTGTTACCAAGGCACGCTCAGAGCTGTTAACCAATACTACGTCTTGTAGACGTACAATTACGTCACCAGCAGAAGCAGCAGTCAATACTACAGTTGCATCAGCAGCCGTGATTGCAGCCATAGAACCAGCTTGCTTCTTGTGCAAACGCTCTTCTTCCCAGTACTGTACCTCATCGTTAGTAGCAACCGCTTTAGTAGCGCCTACCAACTGAAGGAATCCAGTGATACCTTGATTACCGTAAGTCTTAATAAGAGCATCACGGTTGTCTGGTTTGTTAACCAAGTCATACAACGAAATGTATTTCGCTGCATCTAATTTTTGCAACTCAAAGTTGTTGCCCGCTGGGTTGCTACCCGCTAACCCATACGTTACATTACCTAATGTAGCCATTTTTTATCTTTTTTAAATCTTGAACGTAAGTCCATTATCATTCATTCCAAGAGCTTGACGAACTTGGTCTTCTATACTTGGTGTGTTAGACTGTCCAGTGTTTCCAACTTGATTAGGTTGTTCATACTGCACATTTGCAGCTTTGTCAACCAAACCTCTTTGTCCATCACCAAGACCTTGTTGATAAGCAGTTTTTAATATCGTTTCGATATTATCTACAACCGCTTGGTGCATATTCCAGCGTTCAAAGTCCCATTGACCATTGTCTGACACATAAGTAGAGAAGAAATCCTCAATACCCTCGTTTTTAGACTTGAGCTGAGATTTGTAAGAATCATCCAGACCAAAAGTAAACGACTTGTCTTTTGATAACTGAAACTCAATGCCATCCAATGCATCGACTTCAGCGGACATAGTATTTACCCATTCATCTGTTACAATACGGTCTACAGGCTCTTCAACAGGAGTCTGTTGTTTTACCTGCGTCTTGTAAGATTCTCGCAAAGACTCAATCTCTTGTCTTGCTTTGTCTGCATCCATCTTCAGTTGTAGTGAAGAAAGTCTAATTTCAGACTCATCATACACATCTTCGTCAAGAGTGTACTTGCTCTGAAGTAACAGTTCAATGTCGCTATCGGTTGCTGATTGACCGTATTGATTTTTTAGTTGCATTTTCATTACAGACAAATCATCCATTTCGGATGTATTCATTGACTGATATGCAATCCAATCTTCAACACCTCTACCAGTTTCCTTGACAAACCTGTTGATTGCTTCAACTCTTTCATCAATTTCTACAGACGTATCGTTATTCCCGCTGACCTCATCAAAACTGCTAACTTGTCTACCCAGTCTTTCACTTAAGTATTCAAGCATTACAGCTTCCATTTCTTCATCGGAAACTTCTTCTTCCTCTTGTAAAGAACTTTGAGGCTGTTCTACAGCCGCCTCAGTCTGTTCTTGCACCTGCTTAGGCTCTTGAGTCTGTTGTACTTCTTGTACAGGTTCTTGCACCTCTTGTGGTGCAGACTCTACTGGAGTCTCTTGAGTCTGTTTTACAGGTTGTTCTAATTCGCTTGGAGCTTCGTTAGAAACGGACATACCCATGTCTCCTACCAAGCTTTCTAAATCTTTGTTTAAATCGCTCATTTTAAATGAATTGTAATTGTGTTACAAAATTAAATAAAAAAGGGATACACTTTCGTGTACCCCATTAAAAATCAGTTAGTTGTATTACTTTCTGTAACGCCTTACTTTTTTAGCAATGCGCTTAGGCTGTTTTACAAACTGTTTGCCTTTTCTGTTACCCGCTGCTTTTGCTCTGTTGGTAGCTCTCTTTTCCGCTGGACTTAATGACTTCCATGCCGCATCTGGTAAGTATCTTTTCTTACCTCTTGACGGCTTTCCATCAGAGGTTCTCCACTTTTGCTTACTCCATTTGCTAAGGCTGTTAGACTTTTTCTTTTTGCCCTTGTAACCTCCCCCAGACTTTTTGTAACGAGCCACGGCAATCTGCGCTTTACGTGCAGACCACTGCCCTGGTCTTCCGCCCTTGCTACCTGCTTTTACAGCGGCAACAATGCGTTTCCATTTAGCTGGGTTTGATTTTTTAGCGGTACTCATAATTTAGCTGCCACAAGCTTCGCAGTCTGCTGGGTTTTCAAGGTTACACGTTGGTTGTTCTGCTGTTTCCAATTCGTTAACGAAATCTGCAAAGCTGTCGCTCATCGGTAAGTATTTATAAGTTAGACAAAAACGAGCTACAAAGTTACTGATTTTATCTATGCTTGTTGAAGTACTCCATTATCTCCTCCTCAAGCTTTACATCCATTACATAGTTTCCTTCGTACTCAACGCTGGCAAAGGTTCCACCGTCCTCTTCTACTATCTCTATCTTGTACTGTACACCATCGTAGTTTACCTCAAACACCTCTATTCTTCTTAGCATAGCAATGTCTTCGTTAGACTCAAAAACCTTCTCTATGTTCTTATGGCTTATGTCTGGCAGGTTGTTAATTCTAGATACATATCTAGCGTAGTTCTTGCCCTGCGTGTCTACAAGGAAGTTCTCCTTGAGTGTAGTCATTATATAAAACTGCTGTCTCTTGTCTAGACCACCTGCGTCAAATCGTCCTGTGAACTTCACAAGAGGCAAGGACATAATCACATCCTGCACTTCCCTTCTTAAGTGATTAAAGTCTACAGCTGTTGTTACCTGAGATGGACTTGATACATTAGAGTCAAAAGGCATACCTATGAGTCGGTAGTATGTTTCTAGACCTACTCTTTCTTTTATATGTCTAGTCTTTATCTGTCGCATACTTCACACCCATAATAGTACCCACGATACTAAACGCATTCGTCAGCAGGATACCAAACATATTAGACCAGGTGCTGCCTATAATCTGTGTGTCTGTACCTGAGGCTATCGCCCAGCCGTACATCAGGGTAGTAAGCACACCCACTCCTACAATAACCCAGAGGGCTACCTTTACGATAGTGCTGATAAGCTCAAACTGCGTACGCTTCTGCATCACCTCTAGGTCTTCTAACGCCTCATCACGAAGTTGTTTAGTTTCCTCTAGTGAGTTCTGCAACTCTAGAACTAATGCTTCTTTTATAACAGCTGCTTCTTCAAGCTCTCTGTTTTGCTTCTGGACCTGCTTGGTAATCTGTAGGCGTTTCTTCCTAGCTGTTATGTCTTTGCGTTTACATTCGTCAATGTATGCCCTGACATCGGCATCGGAAGTGTCAGCCAATAGCTTGACAAAGTTTCCTTCTATGTAAACTTTCTTAGCCTTAGCCTTTAGTATAGCCTCCTTTACCGTGTCCTTAGAGCTTATCATCTATATACCTTGAACGGATTTGTTTTATCCTTGTATCCTTCGTAGTCTTTCTTGAACTCCTCTAGTCTTGGCTCAATGTCGTCAGACTTAATAATCCAAAACTGTGACCCTGCCTTCTTAGCCTTTTCAATCTCTTGTTTGTCGTCAGAAGAAGAGATGATACCTATCACACAGCCATTGCCGTAGTCAAAGTTAATCTTGCGAATCATCTCAATGCCGTCAAAGCTAGAGCCTATAATGTTGAGGTCTACGAACACACACTCTGGGCGTTCATCGTTAGGGTCATCTGGAAACCATTCCTTAAACTTTTTATCTGCCTCATCTGAGGAGTCTAGCGCCTCTAGAGACAGTGTTATATCTAGGATGCTGCACGCATCTTCAAATACCAAGTGGAATAGGTCTTCATCGTCTATAAGTAGTATAGAGTTTATCATTGTTTAATCTTTATTAGTAGCTTAGTTCCGTGTTCTTTTTTATCTGCTCGGATTGTAAATCCGTGTTCTTTTAATATTGCTAGACATATATTTAAACCGAGTCCACTCCCCTGCTCGCTTTGTCCCTTCTTGCGGGTGTACGGCTTAGAGTATTCTACAAAGTCTTGCTGACTCATCCCACGCCCGTTGTCTTCAACGCAGAGGTGGTTGTTGTCTTGCATATATATAGATACAAATTTAGTGGAGCTATCGTTGTACTTCAACCCGTTGCGAATCAAGTTGTCAATAGCTGTACAGAACAAAGGCTCGTTTACTGATATAGAGGGTAACAAACCTATTTTTACTTGCTTGATGTATGATGTGGCTTTTAGATATTCTTGAAGTATTTCCGTGAGGTTGCACATTTCTTTATCTAGCTGTGCATCTTCTTTTACGAGGTTGGTAAACTCCTTAACACCTAAGTATACCTTTTGGGTGTGGCGCAGTCCTTCTTCCAACATCTTTAGTGGAGCCTGTATCTTTAGACTCTTGATGTCCTCGTCTGTTATTCTACGCTTTAGGGATGTAAGACCTCTAGGCATATATGTGTTAATGCCTGAGTGCATATCGTGACGTAGTATCTTGGCTGCGTGTTCTAGATAGGAGTTCTTTTGATTTACTAAGTCTTCGGATTCGTGCTGAGAGGTTACGTCTGTGGCAATCTTCATCACCTTGCTGTACTTACCGTCTCTACCCTTTACAGGAGTGTAGTGACCGAACACCCATATCTGGTTACCGTTCTTATCTACACGCTCAAACTCACCGCTGATAGTCTCACCGCTAGCCAGTCTTCTCCAGAAGTGGGCGTACTCCATACTCTCCGCATAGTCCTTGGGAACCAGTCTGCTGTGTGGCATACCTTTTACAGCTGAAGCATTATACCCCGTAGACTTACAGAAGTTGTTGTTTACAGACTTTACAATGCCGTCCATATCCATAGTGACCACTATGCTAGAGCTGTCAATAGCACGAAGCTGTATGTCTATGTTCTCTTCCTTGATTCTTGTAGATGTAACGTAACTGTATACCACATAGAAGAACGGTGGCATAAATAGTATCACACAAGCGTAGCCGAATTCAGCTAGTTGGTAAGAAGGCTCACAATACCTTAGTACAATACAAGTTTGTACAGCAAAGAAGGTGAGCATAATTGCAGCAGCAATGCCTAGACATATTTTTGCTGCCCGATTCATTCATTTTTTTTACGTAAGAAATGCCAGCGCTGGGCTGTGTATCCTATAGATATAATAAGTAGCAAAATCTTTAGAGCCATCTCAACCTCTGAGAAGCTTATTGCAAACGTACTTGCGTTTAAGAGCATTACTTTGATGTCCGTTTCAGTCATTACCATTTAACCTTGTTCGCAACAGCTGTACACATATCAATAAACTCTTCTTGAGTATACTGCTGTTTGCTCATATTAACCATTTTGTGAACCCACTGAACATTCCCTTCAATGTAACCTTTTGATGAGTCTATCCTATCTAAAGATGCTGTGTTTACGTTTACTTCCATAGCATCAATATCCCAACCTGTTAAAGCACATTTAAAATCCTGCTCAATCAATAAGTCTGCTAGGTGTTCAAATGTAATATCCCACTTTATATCTCTAAGAGCAGCATTGGATTTATATTTTCTCACAAAAGAAACTCTAATAACACCCTTAACCCATCCTTTGTGAGCATTGTTTTCTGGCTTTGAATTAGAACAGATTTTGCATTCTTTACCTTCATTATAAGACATTATAGCATAGTTCCGCCTTAGATAAGATTGCTCTTCTCCACAGCTAGGACAAGGCTTATACCATCGTCCGTCTTCTGCTTTATACACTTCTTCTGGTAATTTTAAAGCGCAAGCCATAACGGTAATATTAAAATCCATTTGACGCGATTCGCCCAATACGCAGCAGACATTTTGCCTTTGGCGATATTCTTACGATGACGAGCCTTGAACGATGCACGCTTCTTCTTCATACGAGAAGACTCTCCAGCCTTAGGCTTACCCGCTGTGCTTGCGCCTTGCTCCCCGAAACGGATAGTCTTTACTTTATCACCTACCTTGGCAACAACGATGTGAGACTTCTTAGGGTGGTTGGGTGTACGCTTAGGCTTATTAAAACCAGATACCCCTGCACGAGCAAGTCTTGAGTCTTTCTTCTTCGCTTTCATTCCACAAAGATATAAAAAAAGAGGGCTACATTTCTGTAACCCTCTCAGTGTCATTGTGTTGCGAGTGAAGTTATTCTTCTACTGTCTCAGCCTCTTCAACAACCTCTTCGTACTCACCTGTGGTAAGGTCTACAGAGATTGAACCGTAAGTATCTTCAAGCGACTTCTGTGCAGAAGCCATAGCCTCTTCCATAGCAACTACTTGAAGCTGTGCTTTGTACGCTTGGTTAGACAAATCGCCAAGGATAGTCTTAGCTTGATTGAGGTTAGATACTGCTGTCTGGATAGACTTTAGTTCCTCTTCCGAAAGTTTTAGCTTGTCAGCCATAGTTTAAATATTTAAGTTAATTAACGTGGTACAAAGATAATGCAAATATCTAATCAACTGACTATTCGGCAGCTTCCTCTTCTGGTTCTGCAATTGTGCGTGTTACAGAGCTTGGGCTAGCCAATTCTGACAGCTGTGAATCTAGAGAAGACTCTAGTTCAGATACACGCTCAGTACCCATAGCAGCTTTAGTCCAGTCAATCATATTCTGATGTGTTACTGAATCAAAAGCGGTAAATGTTC